AAGATATTCCTAAAGATTCTTGAAACAAAGAATTTGATTAAGGGTATCAAGGTTTCAGATATTGATATTAAGTTCACTCGTAACGAGATGGATAACCTACTTGTTAAGACACAAGGAGCATTGAACCTCAAACAGTTAGGTTTAGCACCTGAGATTGTACTTGCTCGTAGTGGAGTATCAATCGACCCTGAGGGTGATATAGCACTTTCAAAGGATTACATTGACAAGGCTTTCGGTAACACTGAGGAAGAAAAAACCTCAGTGGAAACCGATTCAAAGGATAATGACACATTATTCCAGGCACCAACAAAGGGTTTGACACCCGAAAAGACAGAAGAAGTAAAGGAAACTAAGAATGAAGCTAACAGCGGAACAGATTAACCACATAGAAACAGTTCTAGCCAGTGGTTATGATGTGGAAATCAGAAGTTTGAAAAAAGGTATCACAATAGCTTCGGTTGGGAAGAAAGTAGTTTACAAGGAAACAGCTTATGATAGTTCAGCAGATAGAGAAAAAGTATCTCAATAGTTTTGACGAACTAAATACCATGATTCAAGGAATGATGGAAAACATGAGCCTATCTGAGTTCCTTGACAATGCAGAGGATATTCTAATCGCAGCTTACAAGCGAGGTAGTAATGATGTATTGGCTATGCTTGATTATAGCTTTGCTTATGACCTCGATATTACAAAGCTAAGAACGGCCTTGAATGAGGTTAAAGGCAATATGACATACGTTAATCGCATTATCTTAGGCTATGAGAGTTATAGCCTAAAGGAAATGCAAAGGCTTATGTCAGCAGAATATCACAGAATGTACAATTCGGGTGCTTTTGATACCGCAGAGGACATTGAGGGAATGAATATAACCTTGATGAAAGAGTGGAAAACAGTAGGTGATGATAAGGTACGAGATACCCACTCTTATTTAGAGGGCTATAAAGTTCCTATTACAGAATATTTCTACACTTTTGACGGAGACAAGGCTTTATATCCTGGTGGCTTTGAAAAGCCTGAAAACAATGTAGGGTGCAGGTGCATATTGATTTATACAGAACTATAGGAGCAATCCTTTAGATATGCGGTAGGGAAATCGCAATATAAAATTCGCAAACAAGAGAAAACTTGAATAAAACAGAACAAAGAAAGGGAAAAACAGATGGAAGAAAACAAGAATGAAGTAGTAGAGACTACAGAGGACACAAAGGTTGAGGAAACCAAAACAGAGGAAGTAAAGAAAGAAGATTCTGAGAGTGCAAAAGAGATTGAGCATTTAAAGAAGTTGCTTTCTAAGGCAAATTCAGAAGCCGCTGACTACAAGAAACAGCTTCGCTCAAAAATGAGTGAGGACGAGGTTAAGGCAGCAGAGAATGAAGCCTTACTCAAAGAGTTAGAGGAATACAAGACCGAAAAGAAAGTTGCAGAGGCTTCTAAAGGTCTTATGACTTGGGGCTTAGATTCAGCAAAGGCTGACGAAATGGCTAGGTCGCTTGTAGATGGTGATATTACTTCATTCCTAGCAGGTGGCAAGGAGTATTTTGAGACAGTTTCTCAGAAAGCTATTGCAGACGCTATGGATAAGCAGAAGTTATCCATAGGAAAGACACCTGAAAAAGCAGACGTAGATAAAGCAAAAGATATTGAAATGAGAAAAATTATGGGATTACCCATAGAAACAAAGTAAAGGAGATTAAAAAATTATGGGAAACACAATCGCATTAGCAAAAAGCTATGTACCTAACCTTGACGAGATTTACAAGTTATCGTCACTTTCAGCAATTTTAACATCAGATCAGGGCCTTGCTCGTCCAGGTGCAAAGGCAAACGAGATTATCGTTCCAAAGATTTCAATGTCAGGTCTTGGTGATTACTCACGTTCAAATGGTTACGCTCAGGGTGACGTAACACTTGAATGGGAGACAGTTCCATTCAACTATGACAGAGGTCGTAAATTCGTAGTAGACGTTGAGGATGATGAGGAAACAATTAACACAGCTTTCGGCAGACTTGGTGCTGAGTTCATGCGTACAAAGGTTGTTCCTGAGGTTGACGCTTTCACATTCGCTCAGTTATCTGCAAAGGCAGGTACAACAATTTCAGCTACACTTTCAAGCGGTACTGATGTAACAGCAGCTATCACAGCAGCTAATTCAACAATGGATGATGCGGAAGTTCCAACAGACGGACGTATCTTATTCATCACAGCTACACACAGAAACGCAATCGAAGCACTTGACACAATCAAGTCTCGTGAAATGCTTGCTAGATTCAGCCAGATCATCACAGTTCCACAGAGCAGATTCTACACAGCTATTGATATGCTTGACGGCACAACATCAGGTGAGGAAGCAGGCGGATATACAAAGCACGTTTCTACTGGTGCTTCGGACGCTGCAGGTGCTGACATCAACTTTATGATTGTTCATCCATCAGCCGTTGTTAAGTTCTCTAAGAGAGTTGTAGGTAATGTTATTCCACCTGAGTTGAACTCAGATTCAGACGGATACATTATGAAGTTCCGTGAGTATGACCTTGTAGACGTATTTGATAACAAGGTTAAGGGTGTTTACGTTCACTCTAAGTAATAGGAGATTAGCATGAGAACAGTAGGATATAGAGGGGTTGAGAAATCAGCCCCTACCCCTACTAAGGTTGAAGAACCAAAGGTAGAGGTAGCAGAGGAAAAGAAAGAATCTAAGAAGTCTACAAAGAAGTAAGAGAGGTAAAAGGCATGACAGATAACGAGAAAATTGCAGAAACAAAAGTCCTTGTGAGTGATTCACGCATTACGGATGAAGTGATTACAACTTATCTGAATATTGCTACTCAGAGACTTCTTGAAAGAATGTACCCTTGTAAGTCCGATATTAGCGGTTTAACGCTTCCTAGCAAGCACGACCATGATGTGTGCGAGTTAGCTAGTAGAATGATTGCTAGACGAGGAATTGAGGGGCAGAAAGAGTCCACTGAAAATGGTGTCCGCAGAGGTTTTGCAACAGTGGATGATGAAGATATTCTCACAAGAGTTACACAAGTGGTAGGGGTGATTCTATGAAGCTATGTTTTAGGAATACAAAGCCTATATTTTATGCGTTATATCAGAATGAAGTTCCAGTTCTTGACGAGGACGGATATGAAACTGGTGATTACACAGTTGGGTATGCTACACCAGTTAGTATTAACGCAAATGTAGTATCAAAGCACTCTACTGTAGCTAGAGAGTATTTCGGTGAACAGTTTGAGTACCACAAGGTTATCCTGGTGGAAAAAGACGTTCCGATTAAAGAGGACACGGCAATATGGATTGATACAGACAATCCTATTGAAGATTCATCAATTAAGCATAATTACCAGGTAGCAGGTATTGCAGATTCTTTGCATTACAATGCTATAGCGGTAAAAAAGGTAACTAACAATGAAGTTTAGCGGTAGTCCAACAGCAGATTTCCTTAACGGAAAGCCTAAAAAAGTCACTATAAAGCTAGGAGATTCTACTTCTATTGCTAAGTCAATGGACTTATTAAACAAGACAGTTGACGATATTAAGCAAGCTATGTATGACGAGGTAGAGCGTATCTGTCAAGTAGGCGAGGATGAAGCTAAAGCAAAGGTTCACGTTGACAGTGGGGAATTGCGAGACAGCATTACTCACAAAGTCAAAAAGACTAAGAAGAAAATCAAAGGAACTGTGTCAGCAGGTACAGACCATGCTATGTTTCAAGAGTTTGGTACTGGCCTAGTGGGTGAGGGTACTTATCCTGGTGATACAAGCGGTTGGGTATATGACTATAAAGGCCAAAACTGGCAAGGACATAAATCTAACCACTTCATGTATGACGCAGCTAAGAAAATGGAAGAAGAAATGAGGAAGTAGGCATGATTACAGACAATCAAGTTTATACATACGTTAAAAACAAGGTTGTAGCTAAGTATAGCGGTGCTTTTGTAACTGGTTCACGTATTTATACTACTGAACAGTGGCCTACAGTATCAATCGTATGTATTGATAGTACACCGATTTCAGAAACCATTGATTTTTCTGAGACTAACAGACGTTCAACCTTTGATGTAAACGTGTATTCCAACAATAGCTTAACAGAGGCTAAGAATATTGCTACAGTTGTTAGAAATGCTTTTAAAGAGTGTGGTTATCGGTGCAAGGTGTTTGAGCCACTTGATAACGCACTTGACCCAAATATAAAGAGGTATGTGGGTAGATTCACACGAGCAATCGGTGATGGAGATACCCTAAATAATCAATAAAGTAAAGGAGAAAAAGAATTATGGCAGATTTATCTACAGCAGGTATTCAGTTCGCTTATGCGGTTGAAACAACAGCAGGCACTAAGCCATCAGCTTTCACAGACATTCCAGGTGTTAAGTCTATCCCTGAAATGAACCCTGAGCCATCTACATTAGAGACAACTTCTCTTAATGCTAAGGTATGGAAAACCTATATTGCAGGTCTTAAAGATACTGGTGGTGCTTTAGGTCTTACATTCAATGACAATGATGAATTTCAGGCTGCTTGGGAAGCATTTAAGGCAGCTTTTGACACTGGAAAGGCTTCTAACCTTGCAACATGGGTAGAGTTCTACATTCCAGGTAAGACAAAGGCTTTCTACATGACAGTAG